GAGGACTTTGCAATCACCAAAATAACTAATCAACTGCTCATCGTTGAATTCTCCTGGGGGTACATCATAAGTAATATTGTCGATAGCCGTAGCGTGAGTAACGCGATATTCTTTACTATTACCATCTTTTGACGGAGATTCGAGGATATAGATACCATTGTCAGCACTCATTGATTTTCTCCACTGTGCGACTTGTACCCGCACATTTCCAACAGGTTTTTTCGTCACTAAAGACAATTCGATTGGGCAAGGCGGGATTTGAACCCGCACGGGAATTATCCCGAGGGATTTTAAGTCCCTTGCGTCTGCCGATTCCGCCACTCGCCCTGTGTTTGTATTATTTTATTCTGGAAGATAGGTTCTCCATTCTTTCGCTGTTTCAATTTTTTTCATTCTATGGATAATACCTGCTAGTTGATGATCAAATTCTTTGCTGAACCCAGAATTGTGTCCCATATCTGACAGGGCATAGAAAGTATTTAGACTAATGCCACATTTATCATTTAAGACGGCCTTGATGAAGTTTAATGTGAGTTCTTCGTGTTTTTTCATATTTACACTATACTTGGTAGATATTGAAAGTATCTAAATATTCTCGGTTGAAGTCCATAACGCTTCTGGCAAGACAAGCAAGATTGGCTCGTTTTGTTGGTTATCTATTTCTGCTGAGATTTTTTGGACCGCGAGCAAGGAACCGATCTTACAAGCTACTCCTGCGGGAGTGTCATCCGGTTTGGTGCCATAAAGGCCAACCCATCCGATTACACGAACACGATATCCACGAGTATACCCCTCCATTCCGACAGTAATTTTATTTTTTTGCATTTTTGATCCTTTTACTATATGTTTTGCATATCCGTGGAACAACGAACGCCTTGAATTCGACTCCGTTGCCTGTTGTAGGTTGGTTAAAAATAGCGCAGGGAAGACTAAAATGGCTGAATTGAATCGGTATTGCAGCATCTCCACTATGTTCGGCGGGTAGGGAGTCTTCTAGTACAATCGAAGGTCCATTTCGTGATCGAGGAATCCTTCGGAATATCCGTCGTTGAAATCCATACTAAGGGAATGGAGACAAATCGGAGTAAGGATAACACCGGCGCATCCTACGCGATATCCCCATTCATAATCTGTTTCTTTGTCTCGTTTTCCCATATCTTTGGTGTCTTGCATGTTTATTCCTTTTTATGGCTGTGCTTCTTTTTTGACTCTTTTACTGTATGTCTTGCATATTCGCGGAATGACGAACGCCACAAATTCAACTCCTATACCCGCAGCAGGCCGATTCCGAATGGCATGTGTCAAACTAGGATTATCGAATCCAATTGGTATCGCAGAGTCCCCACTATATTCTGCGTGTAACCCATCTAGATATCGTCCGCTAGCAGCCCCACATCGACAGGTTCGCAATTCAAGCTGTAATTTGAAAACGTCTTGACATGAAGTGCATAAGAGTAATTTCATTGTTATTCTTCTTACTGCAAGCTATTCTACTGTTGCTCGAATGTCATGATGGGGTTTAAGTGTAATTTAATTTTCATGTTGAAAGTCCTTTCTGGAGCAGTTGTGGATATGACTTGTTAGTTATCTCCTATTTGACTACTAATACCGGTGTTGTGTGCCTCGTGGTCAAGCGGTAGGGGCTTGGAAATCTGAGAACATCCGCAAAGCCAGACACAGAAAATACAGACGGACATTAGATACGTGATCTTGGACATTGGTTTCTCCCTTTGTTAGAGGTTATGTGTTTCAAGAACCCTGTTTACTTTACCAAATGGTGAAGACTATTCTAGTTTTTCGGTCCACTTGTAGGTTGAACATTCCAGTAGCGATTAGTGTAAGCTCGATTTCAAACTTTGTACTCTGAAATACATATCGTCGTTGTTTGGATAATATTGTCGTAATCCGACGATACTGTGTGTTTTTTCTTTTGTACTTCATTCCTACATAGTGGCACAGATTCCCACAGAGTGGAAGACGAACCCACACATATGGGGTAAATCGACTTGGCGATAATTCCCGGAATGCAGTGTCACAAACCCCATTTTTGGCCCTGTGAAGGCCCCTTTCTACTCTAACCTACCATACCCACCCCTACACAAGTAACTAGAGCAGAACAGTGATGATTGGGGATGCGCAGATTTTGTGCCTAGTGCAGAAACACACCCAGACTAGACACTCTCAAAACCCCCAAAAGTGCCCTGGAGACCCCGTAAGAGGGGTTTTTATGTGGATATGGTTTTTGTAGGTCGATAACTGGGGTACAAGAAAGAGTGAAAACTATTTTTTGTTCACACCATATGTGGTGTGGCGCACTTTGTTCGCGCTACATTACGTGTGAACAAAAATGAGTGATAACGAATGTTCAGTCGAATCTGATGACTGCACGATAGTCTGGTATCACCAAATCACTATCGAGCATGATTGTTAGTGCTCCAGAATGAAGATTTAGGGCATATTCTTGTACTGTTTCTGCTAAAACTTCGGTTTTTATGAAAAGTGTTCCTTCCGATGGGGCAGATTTTGTGTGACAAAACAACCAGAAGGGTTGTCCAGAAGCAATATCTCTGAATCGTACACTCTCTCTTGTTGGCCTACTTTCTATTTCCATTTTGTTCCTCTCCTTGTGTGTGTGGTGTTCACACCACATCTAGTTATGGTGCACTTTGTTCGCGCTACATTACGTGTGAACAAAAATGAGTGACGACGAATTCTTAGACGGAAAGATTCTAATCCATCGTTTCGCCTAGTTGGTGACTAAGACATCCTTCTTGACACCATCTTTCATAATCCCAGCTATAGATGCCGCTGGTGCCATTCGGCAATCTCATACAAGTTTGGCCAGAACACCATTTGCGGAATTGTGTTGCTTCTTTATGGGTATGATGAGCTTTGACCATTTCCATTGTGACGTACGAAATGTCTTGATGAAAGAGATAGGTTGTTTTGGGAATTGCCATGATTGTGCTCCTATGTTATGCAGTGTCCAAGACAGCGCAGAGAAACACCCCCTCTATAGAGGGAGCATTTAACCACACTGGCAGCACACCCAAACGCGCCCGATCACGTCCTAAGCGGTCTGCAAGACATGGGTGGCCAAACCCAATTTTGAGACTTTCTCAATGACAAGGCGCGATTGGCTATGCTGCCACGAACGACAACATAGCTTTCGGACGCGGGATTATTCGGGACTTTGCAGCCCTTTTCATCGTCATACGTCTTACAAAAGTTGACCGGAATCCCCACCAAAACCGATCTAGTCCCGCACAGTGCGCGCCAGTATAGACATCGCCCTATCCTTGCTTTTCTGCCAGCGTACTAGACAGGACGTTTTCGTGTGTCTTTAATTTACAACGGAGTATTTCGGAATGCGCCACCAGACCGGACAGACGGTTTGTTCTGGATTTACACTCGCCGTTGCGTCGTAGTCGTTCAGCGTACCAACAGAAACGCGCCGCGCTACTGGCGAACTTCCGTCGCATCAGACTTCCATGGAGTCTAACCACTATCCATGAACCAACGGCCCTTACCGCTAGCTTTGGTGTCGAGCGATTGTAAATTGTTCGATGGAATCGTTGTGACTAGATTGACGCGCAGAAAATCTGACGACTTATCCCTACGACGATTATCAATTCAGAGTGAATCCGCCCTAATAGGACCATTCACAAAGTCAAAAAAATATGCTTTACCACTAGCTACTACCGATTACGTTCTTCGCCTGGCACACATAGACGCTACTCTACAAGCGATTCGCGGAAACGATTCTTCACTAGCTTAGGCATAGACTTTCTGTCTGAATTGAACTCCCGCTTTAACGGCTTCGGCGTGCTAACGTTAGTCGGCTTGCGCCAACATTTTCCCGGACGTTCGACTATAGACCCTAAGACCGATAGCTACTAAATCCGAGCGCTTCGCGCGACTGACGGTTCTACCGGGAACTACCCGATCCCCCGCCCTTATCAGACCTTGTGTCCGACTAATGGGTAGAATCAACGCGACTTATCGCCTTAATGCGCGTCATATAATGCCCGGAGTTATCGGGCGATTCTATATCCATCGGTCCGCGCTCGCGGACGAACCGAAAGCGCGGTACGAGAGATACAGACTAACTGCCCAGCTTGGCGAAAGCCTTGCGGGTTGCGCCGACGCTCGGTTTACGTCCGAGAAGCGCTTCCGCAATCGTAGAGGCGTTATCGGAGCCGAATCCCATTTCTTTAGACGGAGTATATCGGCTTCCGTTCTCCGCTTGACCTTCCAATGCCGTCCAAACGTCGGTAAGCGCTGCGATTGCATCATCGAGACAATCGTAAGTGGACGCCGCGTCCACGATGCGCTTGTTTTTCTTGTAGGCTTTGGCGTTGGCAATCAAGTTGTCGCCCGTAAATCCTACGACTTCCGCCTGATCGACTACGGTTTGGGTGGAATCGTTCATAGTTATTCCCCATAAAAGATTCGCCCCATAACCGCGACTACGCCGTCACAAGTTATGGGACGGACAGTAGACTGCGATATCAGGTTTAGTTTTTCGGACCAAAACAGCGAGACCAACAACTAGGACAAGCATGGTCTCATAGCGCTTGTGTGGCAAGCGCTCGATAACTCCGAGGGAGAGAACCCTTTTTGTTATCGAACTGTTCTTTATCCTACATCATAGTATATGCCGAGTTATACCGGGAAGTCAATTCTATATACAAAAGAAAAACCGGCGTTTTTGATAGCGCCATGGATGATATTATCGGTAAACAACGTCCTGGTCCAATAATAATTACGTCTGCTTTTGGGGTCTTATAAAAGCTATTATACAAGCAAAAAACCGTATATTCCTATAATAATCGGTATTTTGCCGTAGAAAACCGTTATCTTATAGGCACGACCCATAAAGGAGGTTATGCTAGTTCGATAACTAACGATTTTAGTCCTATAATTATGAAAAAGTCGATATTATTGGCAAAATCCAATAAAAAACACGTCCTATAATACAAAAACCACGTTTTTTCTGTCGAAAACGACGATATTTTCACACACAGTAAACGATTATCGACCTTGTCCTATAAAACGCAGCCCCTAGTCCTAAAGAGACCAGCGCCCAGACCCAAACACGACCTGCGGCGTTTCCTGCGTACGCGAGTGCCCGAGGTGGAATGGGATGACCTTCCCTTTGATGAGGCGGTGGACTGGCTCCGCGAGCAGGGTGAAGTCAACGTCGTGGTTCGTTGGAAAGTCCTCATGGAACAGGGGGTCGATGAGGATTCACCGGTGAGCCTGCGGCTCAAGGACGTGGCGATTGCGACGGTCCTGTCGGAGACGTTGGCCCAGCTCTCCAGCGGAGAGGAACTGCGCTTCGTCGGCATCGGTTCGATGCTGATCATTTCGACGCGTACGGACCTCAACTAATGATTTCCGCTGGGTCTCACGTCTTATAATATTTGCCCAAGCGCATAGAAAAGGCCCGATGTTATATCGAGCCCCTTGATAGCCTGTTATCGTCCAGCCGACCCAACAGCCTCCAAAAGACTTATCGGACATGCTGAATTGGCGATGGTTATCGCTCCGTCGTAAGGGATACCGACCGTATCTGCGGTGTCAACGTCCGAGAACAGTAGCGTTCCGATAAACCCGAAGTTGCGGGCAAGATTATCGGACAGGTTGTCGCGAGAGGCTACCTTAGTGATTCCGAAGCTACTTACCCCATAATATCGGCTGTGAAACGGTCCGCAGACCCAACAGCACCAGACCTTCTTTGATAGCCGATAATATTGATACCGGACGGAGCGACCGACCGATAACTTAAACTGGATTGCTTCGTCTGATAATGCGATTCGTCCATTCGTGGACCGGATAACCGTACGTCCGCTTTTTGCCATTATTATATTCTCCTAGTTAATACCTTGACCTGTTCACAATCCATCATAGACCTGCTACCAGCCGATGTCAAGGGGCTAATTCATTCCTCCAGCATGAATAGCAGGTAACAAAACCAGCACAGGCCGACAACAACCAAAACCAATCCACCGATAATCATAGTCATTATCAATCCTCCAGTCTGGTAGCTTTTCCGTCCTTTAGTCCGATAGCTATCATGGTTCCATCGTTCAGGGTGATACGAACGTAACCGTCTTGCCCCGATAACATCTGAGAGATTGCTTCGGCACGTTCCTGGACCATTTTTTCAGACAACGTTATTGCCACTTCTAGCTTTGCCATTACAGTAACCTCCCCGTCCGTCCCTTCGCGTGGTTCAGGCTCCGTTTGATTCCGAAGACCGCTCCGAGGATAGCTATCCCAGCAAGTATCCAGATCGACCTGTTCAGGTCGGCAAACATCCATTGGTATTGTACAATATTCTTTGTTCCTAGAGCAAAGGGAAAAGGGAAAAGAATCTTTCGCCCAATAACATACCTTGTATGTCATGCAAGCGTTATGAGCAAGGTCTGATAATTCTTGTGGGCGGGTTGTCTGATAACCAAAGGTCAAGGCGATAAGGGGTCGCCCTATAATATAATCGGAGGCCCATTTGGGTGCAAGGTCCGAAAACCGCTCGGGGTTCACCCACACCAAGATCGATTTCAAACTCTTCCACGACTTTTAGTGTAAACGACTCCTTATACCTTTTCCCCCACATTTCTCTCTCGGGGTGCCCCTTTTTATAACGCCATATCAATTATATTATCGTCCTCAAAAAATTCCAGAAAAAAATCTGAGACCACCTGAATAAATGACTGACTTAAAGGTATAACCTTATGTAAAGAAATGGAACCTTTCAAAAGGAGAATTCATATGGACGCTCAAAAAGCGACACCAGAAGAACGAGCGAAGAATTTTATTGAATGGGCATGTGATGGCGATGAACGTGTTATAGGCACCGCATTTCCTAAACTATTATTGAGCAGTTTAACCGATGCTTTCAAAATTGCTGAAGAGGCCGCTTTCCGGCGAGGACTCGACGAAGCACGGAGGACGTTTTTGGGAATAACGGATGAGACCCTATATAGGAAACTGACAAATACGAGAATATATTTTGATAGCTTATTGCTTCGAGTAGAACGAAGAACTCTTGGTCTTCCGGGTGGTAAAAACATTAAATTAAATGACAAGCAACGAGACACCGCCCTGAGACTCGCTGGGCAATTAGGGGCTATCGGAGATGTTATTAAGGGACTAGAAGATATGGTGAAAGCTTACGATCATAGTTTTATCGATGACATAGTTTAGCGGAAAAGTTTCCAATGAACAAGCGACAAACGATTGCTAACCAAGGGAAAGGTCGAGTAATTGTGTCTAGCAGCGGGCGAAGCCCCAGAAGGGAGATGTATGAATGGATTGTGAACTAAAACTAGATAAGATTATAAAGCTTTTAGAGAAAGCCAAATTGCAACTAGGAATAGGGAACTATCACGATGCATGTGCAACCGTTCAAGATACGGAGAAATTGATTAATAAAGCGCCTGGAGATATTTTGGAAAAATGGGAGCATCAACATCCGATTTGTTCCAAGAAGGGCGAAGACTTAAAAGTGGGGGACGTGGCACTTGTGAGTAGTCCACGAGAATGGGTTAATGGAAGCCCAGTTTCGGTTCCGGTCAAAATTGTTGCTGTTCAGCCAGATTCTCACGGTCCACAAGTTACCTATGCAGACGGCAGAACCCATCACTGCATAGGACATTACCATGTGCTAAAGAAAAGACAACAACAGCCATGTGTTCCTCTTTGTCCTACTTGTAAAATGTTAGCCGATATCCCGGATTAATACACTTTACTTTGGTGTCTAGCAACGGCGAAGCCGCATACGAAGAATGATGTTGTGCTTGCGTTACGGTAATTGGCAGCAGAAAAGTTTCCAATAGCGGATAGTGAGGTGCCAATTATCGACTTATATTTTATAGACCCAGATATTCCCGATGATATTATTGGAGGTTTTGATTGTGATAATATTTTTTCTGTAAGATTATCCTATTCGGTAAAGAAAAAGAAAGACAATCTCATTTTCTAAGATGCAAGACCCCAAAGGGAGAGGAATGAAGAAATGGCTGAGCGTAAACATACAAGACGATTTGTGATAGGGATGAAGCAATCACAAAAAGAAATAAAGCGACCTTGGGAAAATGGCCGAAAGCGAAGTCTACCACCTATGAAAAGGACTGTTGTTCGCGATGGATATAAATTCGTTTATGCGGGTTCTAATGGGAAGCTTTCTGTAGGTAGTTTGCCTCGAAGCCGTTTTATTTCACTCAATGTGCGTGTCCCTAATGAATTTGTAAATCTCTGCGAATTAGATTGGGACGATGTTCAAGCTCGGGATTTCGTTGAAGACGGCGGGAGACTACAAGGTTGGATGAACGATCATGCGGACTAAGTGAACAGGAGCGTATCGTAAGATGAAGAATATAGATATTGAAGAATTGCGCACCGTACTAAAACAATTGGCTTCCTGTGAATGTTGGTGTGATGGTTCGAATTTTGCTCCATGTTACCCTGCGGAAAGTGACGAAGCCGATGCCTATTCTGAGGGCAAAGAAGATGGGGAAAGCGGACTTGCCAGACAACTTCTCAAACAATTTTTTAATGAGACAAAGTGAATATGGAACATAAACCAATCGATCAGATTAATAATGGAAATTCATCAATTTGTCCGGCATGTTGTACGATAAGTTTTCCCCCGCCTGTTGCGAAGAGATGCCCTGTATGTGGAAATCCCGTGCAAATTATTACTAAAGACAATCCTCTCACGATAGAAAAAATGGCAAGTTTTTCTTACTTTAGAGGCGGGCAAAGATGAAACGCAAAGCAATTCCAAACCATTTAGGATACTCAGCAGATCGATCTGGCCGAATATGGCGTAGGCACAAGAATTGTTGGATCAAGGTAAATCCTGTGACACATTGTGGCGGATATCAATATACCAATGTTCATGGGGTCAAATATTTAACACAACGTTTAGTATGTAGTGCGTTCAAGGGAATTCCACCAAAATCACTTCCTATCTGTATTCGTAAGGCTAAAAATCAACAACCACGCAGACTTAGATCACAAAGATACCTGAGATGGGGAACCCACAAAGATCGAAAACCAGGGAAATGCCACCATCACTTGGGCGTCGAGCACGTTGTTCAGATAAAAGTGCTTTACGAAGCGGGAGAAACACAAGCTGCAATAGCACTCCGATTTGGAGTGAGTCAATCAGCAATATCTCAGATACTGACAAGAAGGAAAAATTTGTGATTGAAATAAAAAGTATGAGCGAAGTTGATCCTATGTGTAGTGGATGTTCTTCCAAGAGGGCAACGTGGACATATCACATTGGCTCTAGTATATGTTTTAGTTTGTGCGACGACTGTTCAGATGAGTTGAGTCTTATCTCTGGAGATGCTGGTGAGTCTCATAGGGCAATGAAGCAAATAGATGGACTAGTTCAAAACTGGAAAGATCGATTGATTGGGCCATCTACGAAATGAATGAGTGCTGTGGCGCGTTTCTAGAGAATTGCGAGATTTAGCTCTTAGAATAGAGATAAGGCTAGATGAAATACAGGACAATGATCAAAAGGGTTTGGCCGAATCTCTAAAAGGAACGCTGAATAGCATAATGGAAGATAAGAGCAAACGAGCCGATGATTGTGATTTATATAAAACTATTTTAGAAATGGGAAAAAATGGATGAAGAATTAGTTAGAAGAAATTCCGAGAACAAACCAAATGTGACGGTGATTAAAAACGGCGAATATTATTATGCGCATTTGCAAATTGGTAATCAGGGATTTAATATTATGCCACCATACCAAGATGGGGTAGACGAAGATTCTGAAAAATGTGCTCAGTGGGTGGCTGATATGTTGAAAGTAGCTATTACACGAGTTCAAGGGCATACTGAAGATTGTCAAGATTTATCTAAAATAGCCAAAGATTATGTTGCTGCGGAGGGTGGTAGGTGTGGTTATCCGATTGACTGTATGTGTTTTCCATGCCGATTCGCAAGAGCTTTAGAGATAATTGAGGAGGAATTTATTGATGGCAATTGAACGGCGTGGAGAATGGCGTGTTGGATCACAATGTCCACAATGTTTATGGGTTTGTCGCTGGACTAGTTATCGTAAAGGATCATGTCCACGATGTGGGGCTGATAATCAACCAATGCTACATGTTAATCGATGGAGTCGTGTTTGTTGGAGGAGATTACGACATCCAGTATGGTATAAGTTTTGGACGTGGTTTGGTGGCAGTATCGAAGTGTTTTCGACAGGTCAATGTGAAAAAGCAAAAAATATCGGGGGGCATTTTGCTCAACACAAATAAGAGATATAAAAGGATAGGGAGCAATGAGTCTATTTCGTAATATTGGTTCTTGGGTAGTTGTCTATAATGATGATCGTCGATCAATGAGAATGAGCAAACGAGAAGCGTCAAGTTGTCTCAGTATTTTTCCTGATGCTAAATATATTACTAAAATTTATGGCTTATGGAAGCGTAGGATTTACAAGCGACTTGAAATGTGCAAACAGTTCTTGGCGTGGAGAGGTATTAGTGACCCTTGTATGTCCTGCGGGGGTAGGGGGATATTGATATATAATAAGGCTAAGGCTAAGACGATTGGTGTTTGCAATAATTGTTGGGGCAGCGGAGACGCTAAACATCCATGGGCGAATTTGGATAAATTTGCTTTGGCGCAACGCTGGATAAAAGATATGGAACAAAATATTCGAGCGGTTAATGGTATTTGTCCGCACTGCAATAGGAGACTTGGCAAACTGCTTGAACATGCTGATGATTGTGATTTATATAAAATGATTCTAGAAAGGAAATAAAATGGATAAAACGCCCGAAGAAATTGTGGAGGATTTGATGTCAGATTGGCATCCAATGGTTTCTCCGCATAACCGACAGAGACTTATTGACACAATATGCGAAATCATCAGACATGAACGGAATTGCGCAAGAAATCAATTGGAAGAATTTGAACAGAGGATGCATCAACATTGGCTTGAATGGCGAGGCATTGAAATTCCTTGCAAAAAATGTGGTGGTTCTGGTGTGCGATGTTACGCAAATACTTCTGGTTGGCGTGGCGGTATCGGTGGTAACGCAATAACAACTGGTATGTGCGATAGTTGTTGGGGTAGCGGAGATGCAGAACGTTCATGGTTGAATTTGCGAAAATTAGAGAACCAGAATAATAGTTTTAAAAGAATGCAATCTTGGATATACAAGGCTGCCAAATATATACCAACAATGACTCAATGTCAATGTCAGGGTGAAATGGATTGTGACTCATGTCAACTACGTAGAGAAGGAAGAAGTATTTTGGGAGTGGAAGAATGGGAGAAGGCTATATGTAAGAAAGCCACTGGGGTAGACCTTGATGATTAATTATGATGAACGAATTGGATGTGTGGTTGTTTATCGTGGCCAACGGCGAAACTGTCTACTTTGGATAGAAGAATCACCAGATTGTTTGTTTTATCGTCACGGATATCAGCGTAATGGGATTTGGTATGTAAAGTGGCGGCATAAATTAATGGCTAAATGTTTATATTGGTGGTGGAGATTTGTTTGTAAGAAAGCTACTGGAGCAAATCTCGATGGATAATCGCGTCGTCTGTAATGTTTGTGGTCAATTTATAACGGATGGTTATTCCGCTGAGTGTGTGTGTAAGATGTGTTATGCTAAAATGAAACGTTTTGCACAGATATATCGCACATGTATTATATGTCGGAGTTTATGTAAAGGAATTAGCGATAAGCTTAGCGCAGAATTGCAAGAAGCTGAAGATGTTATCCGTTCGACAAACGCTGGTTTAATTAACAGAAAACCAGAATACTTGCCTGGGTTTTATGAATCTTGTTTTGCGGAAATTTTACGAAAACAAGAAGCAAAACAGAGGGTGATCGATGCTAATATGACTGTAGATTGGTTAATACTGCACGACGTTTTATCTAAAGGAGAAGACTACGCTGAGGGCTTGGCTTATGGTCGGATAGCCGATTATGTTCGCTCGATATTGGATTGTACTCCATGTGAAATTCCTAATGTTTTAACGTTTTTTTTACAATGGCTTGACGAACAAACTGAAAAATTGTTTGAAGTCCAAAGCAGAAGGATGCGGCGACCAAGTGAATCACTTTCTGTTGCACTAGAGAAGGCTGCTGATATTATAGGAGATAAGAACAATTTTAATGATGGGTGCGAACAATGGGAAACTGTTTGCCTCCAACTCAGAAGACTTCGTTCGCTTGATTGTACTCCGTATGGGGTAGGTTGGTGTGAAGCACTAGAAAGTTTAATCAACGAAATGAAGAATAAGTGAAGATGGACGATATTAAAATGAACTGTATTTGTTGTAACAAACAAATTATGGGGGATGTGAACGAGGATTCAGCTGATCCAATTTGTATTTGTGATAGCGATTTTTTGGAAGTTGTTATTTGTGATGAATGCATCAGGGAAAGATCGCAACATATTATGCGCATTAGGACAGCCAAAACCACATGGCGTGGTGATAGGCATGAGTTTTTGTCCGACGAAGAATAGAGATATGAAACGACAACTGGAATTTATTGAACAATTGGATCAGTATGGGTGTACTATTGCTTGTATGGCCATGATTGTCGGTATGTCATATTTTGAACTACGGGAAATGATGCATCGTAAAATGGATAAATTTCGACATGGATTTGTAAAACCAGGGAATATCGGGTTTGGTTGCATAGAATTCAAATTATATTTGAAACAATGGTTCGGGATATCGAGTGAATTTATTAAATTTTGTGATCTTGACGATCTCAAACAACATTGTGTTCTTTGGATTGCACCGTTAACTGGACCTTATACGTATATTCATGCTGTTGTTTTCGATTCTTGCACTAGGCGTATTCTCGACCCCAATTTACAAGATAAGATCAAAAATCTTGATAAACATAATGTAGTTTGTTGTATTGCTATAGGAGGAAAATAGATGGATGTTACTTTTAAACCAGAAGATATAGTAGTAGAGGAAGTAGAAAGAACTATTGGATGTTCACTGGATGTTCTGTTGATTTTTACCGAAACAATTGAGTCTGACGAGTCAATTTTTTCGCAGACTAATACCATTATATTGAATAAAATGCTGGCAGACATATTGTATTCGCAGTTGGGAAAGATTTTGAAAAAATCAGAAAACTATAAGATAGAGATTGAAAGGAAGGAACCAAAATGATTGTTTGGATAGTCGATAACGATGAGGAAATGCAACGGTTACATAGACAATCGTTTATTAGGAAATTGCCCGAAGCAACGGTACATACTTTTGGCTGTCTTTATGATGCGCAACAGTTTTTATCTAAGAAAGCTCCTGATTTTATTTTTATAGATTTAGATGCTGTTGAAGGACGAACACTTCCCTGTTTTGATAACCATTCTTATTTCGGTAATTTGCAAAAATTTGTTGAGCGATTTAGATCGGCATTTATCGTTATTATGTCTATGTTGATTTCTCATGCCAAAGAAGACGTTAAAGAGTTGAAAGAAGTTTGTGGAGACAACTATCTTTTTACGCTGGACCCGACGAAACCACATGCGTTGGCTGATTTTTGCAAAAGATATGGAGGAGAATAATGGGGACCAAAGAATGGCAAAAACGACTTATAGATATATTGTCTGGTAATCCATCCGAGAATCTTCTATAAGCAGTTTTGTGGATGTGTCTACATTTTTGTGAACTGTATGGAATGGAGTTGAATGATTCCGTTGAGATAGTTGAACGTGCTGTGCATGACGCAGAATGTCCATGGTTTAATGGTTCGGAATGTTCTTGTTGCGAGACCGATAAGAAATAATTTAGAAAAATGCTGAACAAATTCATGCGTTTAACGTATAACATAGCGATGATGTTATTTGAATTTTGCCCGATATGCAAAAGGGACCACACGAGCGATACCGATTTTCTTAAACCTATGGTTTTATCAGGGGACGACAAGATGATGCAATGTGGTGTTTGTAACAATCAATTTCCCCTGATACAATCGACCCCACTCTTGTGTCTTGCTTGCGAACGCAGAGAATATTGGTATAATCAAAAGGAATCATTTTAATGGCAGCAAAAGCTCCGATATATCGTGAAGATTTGAAAGGCTCGATTATTGACAGGGACTTATTGAATCAGCTTCGACGGGCTACAGAAGAATTGGAAGGAAACATGAGAGCTTCCAAACCAATCTTTAAGGGTAATAAAAAGATTGGGTATGGTGTAGACAAAGTTCAGCGAGGTATAGCTGCTGATTTGGTAATTTCTATTGCCAAGGCCATTAAAGCTTTAAGGGGTTGGTGATGAACAGGTTTTATTTTAACCGTCATAGTGGGTATGGTAGCAATGGTCTTGTTGTTGCCGTGCGTTTTTACGGCAAAATGGCATTGGGAGCATGGTTAGGTTATGGTAAACCGGTATGGTGGAAGCCACGAGTTATAGGAAAAGGTAGAGCGTTATGGGGTATCGGGTTCGGTTGGTTATTTTTGTGTTTTCGTGTTCAGGTAATTAAATTGAAACAGAAAGGAGCAAGAAATGAAGGTCGGAGACTTGGTTGAGATTACTCATTGTAATCAATGTCCGGATATGGAAGGAAAGACTGCACAGATTGAAAGGACTACCGAGTGTTTTGTTAAACTTCGTTTCGGTAAAGGGCGTCCACAGGTAAATCGTCCGGTGATGTATCGTAAGTGCGATGTGCGTTTGGTAAATTAAATAGTTGGAGGCATGTGATATGGAAATTGGAGATGTTGTTAGGGTTGTCAAATGTGATGTATGTCCAGATGTTGTTGGGAAGACCGCCACGGTGAAGTCGTTTTCTGATAATGGTACGGTTGAACTTAAGTTTGGTCGTGGTCGTCCCCCGAAGGATCGTCCGTCGCTGTACAATGTGAAAGACGTATGTGCGGTCGATAATAGCTAGTAGCGGTCTAAAGATTTGGTTATGGACGGAGATAAGAAGTAGCCTTCGGGTTTCTTCTTATTTCCATTTAAAGGGATAAAAATATGATTAATGGACGATGGTTAATTGGATTTTTTGTTTGTTTGTGCGCTGTTTCAAACTTTGTTAACCCGGCAGAGGCTTGTCGTTTTGACATTCGATCGATTACTTTTGTTCCGGAGACGGCTTGTCCCGGAGAGGAGATTCAGGTTACGGTACAAGTCGAATGTTCGTCTATGATATGGAAAAGTACAAAGATAGATGGCGACTGTACTGAACACATTGGTCATGGACATAGCGGTATATTTACAGAGACATTCGTTATAATTGCGCCAGATGTCCCTGGTATTTATCCTATTGAGGTTGTGGTGTATCAGCGAAATGAGTGTTACGCGGGCTGGGGTGGTCATTTGCAAAGTCAAACGGTTAATTTGACTGTAATCTGTTGTTGCGAGGATGGTTTTTCTTGTTGGGATTTAAATCAGAATTATTTGTGCGACGACGATGAAGACATTAATTTTGATCAAGTTTGTGATGTTCTAGATTGTCATGGAGGTGATGGTGAAAGTTGCAGTGTTAAGCAGGACGCAGAGTGTGCAATTATTACCTGTGCCGAAGAGACCTGGGCTATTATTTGTAACGGAGAAGATGGAGTAGATGGTGTCGATGGTACTTCGTGCTGGATTGAACAAAATTCTGACGGGATTGTTGTTCATTGCGGAGAGTCTCAAGCTGTTGTTCTGAATGGTTTGAATTGCTGGGATATTAATGAGAATCATGATCCAGATTTTTGTTCTCCATATCTTCAGCAGATGTTCGATGGGGAATGTCCTTCTAGATTTATTGTTGAATATCCATGCGAAGACCCCGTCGTTCCTTGCACCAAGGCAAGTTTGGTTGCTAAAGATTATGAGGGACATGTCTGTGAAATCGAAGTTACTTGTGTTGAGTATATGATGGGTGAGATGTTGGTTGATGAAGATATTGCCAATCAGATTTGTATATTTACCGAAGATACGAATGGTGACGGTAAAATTGATATGCTTGACTGTCAAGGGAGTGATGGGTATAATGGTGTAAATGGTACTAATGGGACGAACGGGATTGATGGTCGGGATGGTATTGATGGGATCGATGGGGTTGATGGAAGTATCGGTCCGCAGGGTGAGTCTGGAATTGATGGGACCGATGGCAAAAATGGCGAAGATGGTGAAAACTGTGAAGTTATCGATAATTTAGATTCTACTTGTACCATCGTATGTGGTGAATCAGAAGTGCTTGTGTACGATTGCGGTGTTGGTGTAGAACATGAAGCTACATCTGTCATTGCTACTCATGGCGTTAGCTGTGGAGCATTCAACGGCGTAGCTTTTTTAGTTTTTCCGTTTCTTTGTTATTGGTTTAAATTGCGTCGATAGAATGGATTGTCGATTAAATGAATAATGGTTTGGTAGCCCTTCTGGGCTACCCACTATTTTGAGGAGGTTTATAATGGAAGAATCGAAGCAACAAGAGATGTTGCAAAAAGAGGTAGAGGAGATTTTAAACGAAACAAAAGAACTTACTGAACGTCTTGATAAGCTTCACACAGCTATCGAGATAAAGAGAGAAGCCATTAAGAATCTAGATATTTTGGATGCAGTGGTGTGTTCTCTTCCAAATGGGTGTTGTCTTTATCGAAAACCAAATGGAGTTGGTGGTTTTATTTACTATTCAGATGAAGTTGGATGTGGGGTCACAGTTTGGGACACTTGTGCGGTTGATGAATCTACGTTACTTGCGGCTATAGTAGCGGAACATAGTCGTAAGATTATCGAGAAAGAAACAAAACATAAGACGGAAATCCATAAATCTGGTTCATGTCCTAGTTGTGGCAGGACAAAGGAGAATCACACCGGAACTAGCTGCGATATGGTTTTTGGGAGAAGGGGTTGGAGGCAATTGGGTGTTTATGATGGATAAAGTTTAAGATAACGGGGGACGAATATGTCAGATGAAGTAATGTTGGTTTATCTTACTAAGCATGTTTTTACCAGAGGAATTGTAGTCAAAAAAATATTAAAATCTTCTGTGCTTTATGACAACAATATCTTAGTGGAAGGCGAATGGTACCAAGGCGATGAATGGCATATTACACCTCTTTGTGCTATTGTTCGCGCTGAAGAAATGCGCGCCCAAAGAATAGAGGTTCTTAAAAAATCAATAACTGAAATAGAGAATTTGGTTTTTACTATGGAGGACCGTTATGGTACATAGTGAAATAGAAAATTCATATATTTTCGACAACGAATCGTTAAAACGATTATTATCCTGTGGTGGATATGAGTTGATTGATCCGGTAGATATTACTGACTACTATATATCAAAAGACACAAGAATACGGGCGCAAACAAAGTCAGAACATACTTTGTATTTTCTTCAACATAAAATCGGAGAAAAAGCATCTGGTGTTCGTGACGAAGAGTCTATAGAAATTTCTGTTGAAGTTGTTCGGCTATTATCTCAGCAAGCAGGGTTAATTGTTAAAAAACGAAGATATAGATTGCGTGCTCATAGTTATTTATGGGTCACCATAACTGTTGATTTTATAGAATCTCCATTAAAAATCGTGGTTGCTGAATGCGAAGTCAATAATCGTAATCAAGTTCTTCCACCATTGCACCAAATATTGGGCTATAGGTTTCCATTGATTTCGTGTCCATTGTCTGCTTGGGATTATTTCCATCGTCGCATCGGTATCTGTGGCGCTCCTTCGTCTGGCAAGTCTGAGGTGTCGAGATTATTTACAACTGTCATTAACACTGTTTTTGATGGCAATGCATTCCCTACCCAGGAATATGCTACTACTTTTATACAGAAATATGATCGTTGTCCAAGTTTTGTGGAACAATTTTTGGTTTACGAAGGACAAAAAACTAGAGAATTGGATGCTTTAAGACGATCGAACATTGTTATTTCTGATTGTCCTACATTTTTGTCATATCTTTATGCTGTTTTATACAAAAAGGAGTCGTTAAACCCAGTTAATAGTTTGATGTTGGGTAAATTGTATAAAGGAGTATTGCTTGATATCCAGAATTATACAGATATTGTATTTTTACGTTTCAAGAAATATCGTGAGAACGGGATACGTTTTAACGACGAAGTAGCTGCAAAATTAATAGATAATCAAATTGAAGTATTTTTACAAAATCATAATATCTTTTATATCGAATCATATTGTGAAGATTGGCAATGTGCACTGGAACGTTTGCTTTATTTGAATGCGATTGCCGAGACAAAATCTAATTCAAAAGGAGAATAATATGACAGAAGAAGATGCGCCGATTATTTCAGATGAATCCGATGCCGATGAAGAGTACGTATCGTCTTCAGACGATGAAACATTTGATGAGATGATTAAACGGAAGCAGCAGGAAATATGGGAACGAGAATAATGTTTAACCAAAAGAAGCTGTAGGGGGTGTGTTTATTTAATCCCTACAACAGAGGAAATGATTTTATCGAAATTAATTGATTGCCCCCATTTTTTATTATAAGCTTGGATATAGTCCGAGACTCGCTTATCTTGGGTAATTGTTGCCGCAATAATTTCATAAAAAATATTTTTTATTTTGTTGATCGGTGCACGACGAGGTAGGTTGGTTTTTGATTCAGCTTGTTGAGCTTCATAAAGTAACTCTCTATAAATTTCTGTGACTTTTTCTAGCTTTATGGTTCCCCGTTTAATTTCTAATAAAAGTTTTGCATTTGGTCTAGGAAAAGTGAGACCACCAGTTTCCGTTAGTTCTTTCAATTGCCCTAAAAGTCTAATGGTGTGTGACGCACTGGAGGTACAATATCCATAGTGTTTTATTTGGAGCTTTCGTTTTGCCCCTAGTTTACGTCTAGCGGGCTGTGTTTCTTTCGGGCGATTGATAAATAATAGGTGAATTAATTTATCCATTTCTGTTTTGTTGGGGCGGAAGACCTTACGAATATTTTCGATGATCTGGTTTTCTGTTGTGGTCCTTTTAATGGGAACAAGTTGCGTCCCAGTAACTTTTCTCCATTCAGATTGTGCATAACCCATAATCCGTCTAGCGAATTGTTCGCTGGCAAACAGTTTACGGTTGTGACGTAAAATTTTACCGACATTGGTACATTCAGCTATATTTGGTTTTGGCGCGAACAGGATTTCATATAGAAGTGGATCGCCTTTTATCAGTAATTCGAAAGTTCGTCCGATAGAATAGATTACTGTGTCTGGTTTTCGAATTACTCGCTGGTCGAATCGACTTAGACCTATTAAATATTCAAAAGGTGGTACTACGAGTCCCCTTAAATCGTGATCACTTTCTGGAGTATCGGTGCCGTATAGTTTAGACCCAGCTATGACTAAATAATCTGGATGTTCGAGGCTACATTCAAGAGCTTGTTCTTGTTTCATTTGATTCTAAGTTTTTTAATAATTGTTTGTACTTTGGATATACATTGCGATTGTTCGTTGGAATAGAGTTCCATGAAATCATTGGGATTCAATGGACAAGGGGATTCGTAGTCGTAATTAATAAAACTAGCTTCTGGTAATATGTAAATAATATATTGTTTTATAATAGCAATTTGTTTGCCTGGTTCGGCAGCAATTATTTTAACGATAGGTTCTTCTGCGTTATTCGGATAAGTTGTTAACACTTGTTCTATCGCTGCGAGTGGAGTTAGAATCTGCCATCTTCGCAACAGGAAGTTTAATATTGATTTACGTTTATTTTTTGTGATTAACACGTTATTCTCCAGAAAGTTCTGAAATTTTTGTTCGTATTTCATCGATGCAGTCTGCTGCCATGCCGCACAGGTCTTCTTTCCTAGCTTCGAATATGTTGATGTGAAATTGTCTTCGTATTTTAATTTGTTCGTTTGTTCGGTTATCTATATACGGTACGGTAATAATCATATAGAGGATATTGTTCGTAAAAATACTTTTTATATTCCAATCATTGGGAGAATGTACCCAAAAAAAGTTTTCAAATTTTTGGGCTAGAACTGGTTTTATTGTTTTTGCCACCGAATCCACCTAGCTTTCTCCTTTTATTTTCGCTCGTCAGGGTGGGCTTTATAGTGTTGTGTGAAATACGCTAATTCTGGCAAAAGAATATTAACGTCTGGAGATAAATTTTCTTGCATAGCATACATTTCTTCTAAAGTAAACCAGCCGATTTCAACGATATTTCCATGCGGTTGACCGATCCATTCTAGACATACGCAAATATTGAGACGACATTCATCTATAGGTGTTTGAAATAATAGATGAAAATTGTTGCCATCTATTCCAATTTCTTCTAATAATTTCCTATGTGCGGTTGCGATTAAGCACTGATCTTCTGGTTCTCTTTCTCCGCTTGGGTAAGCCCAAGTTCCTTCGGGAGAGTGTCGAATAAGCAAAAAGCGATTTTGATTTTGGAGAATTACTAAAACTACATCGATCATTTATTACACCCCTTTATGTTAAAACGGGGGCACTGTCATATAATTATACACCATTTATCTACTATCGCCGTCTCCTCGTAGTGTATTGCGATTTTTACGACTTAATAGTTTTTCTATGTTAAGATCGCATATTTCTTCTATAGATAAGCCACAAGCTTGATAAGCGATTGCTTTGATACACTGCAATATTGATGATAGGCCAGATGTTATGTTTACATAATATGGATATTTGCGTTCATGATTTCTGTTATGGCTATAGTACCATTGTTCGACTGATTTTGCTACTTCCGCCGATAAGCAGAAAAGGTGAATAGCAATTCTTGGTAAATCAAAATTTCTAACATGTTCTGCGGCTCTGTATCCCCCCATTATGTAAAGCATATCTATTTCTGCCATGATTTCTGAACAAATTGTGGCAACATACCACATTATGTCCCCTAATTCCATGGCGATTGTTTTTTTACGTTCGGTGGTTATTATATTATTGTCATCGCGAATAAGTTTTTTTATTTTTTCACATATTTCTCCACATTCTCCCATCAATCCAAGGGTTGGATATAACATATTCCTACCGATATCCGGGTAGATTGCCGTAATTTTGGTCTGTTTTTGGTATTCGCTTAGATTCATTTTTCTTCTATTTCGTATTCATTTTCTATTTCATGTTTAGTGCTTGTCATTCCAGGAGTCCACTTGTCATTTTGAGTGTTTGTTGCAAAGAATTTGTATGGGTCGTCCAATCTTTCCATCACCCAATCAGCGAAACCATAAGAAACAGCTTGTTCGGCACTTAGTACCGTGTCGTGTGAACACATATTTTCAATTTTATCCAACGTAATTCGTGGTCTAGCTGCTCGCATTCTACTATAATAAATGCTGTATAGCTGTTTTCTTGTCTTAATGCTATATTTTATCCAAGCTTCAACTGCTTTACATGTACCGGACTCTGTTATATCTCCGTCATGAATCATAAAGACACAGTTTGGCGCGATGATACGTGAATCGCATGCTTGAAAAATAACCGATCCCATACTGGTAGCATATCCCCATGCTATACCATAAACATGGCAACGGGACATACGAATTGCATCAAACATAGCCATACCGTGATACCAATTTCCTCCAATATTATTCATATGAACAATTATAGGTTTATTGGAAATATTGCTTAGGTGAATCATGGCTTTCAGAAAAAATTCCGCCATACGACAATCGGTTCCAGATTCACCCTCTTCGTTTTCTGTTCCGGCTGTTTGTGAGCCCACGTAAATCAACCTCTGGGAAGGTAAATAATTAAAATCGAATAAACGATCTACGTCTTCCTTTATCCGTGACACTACATTATTTCTCCGCTTGTTATATAATCAAGTAGCACATCTAAACTGCAAAATCGACATACTTTTTTTGCATCGCTGCCGCATTTGGGACAAAGTGATTTAATTGGAAAAGTATACGCGAACTGTGTTAAAATCTTTTCAGAACATTCATCGCAGACACAAATTCCGGATAAGATTATTTTGACATTTGCCCTTTTTTTGCAACAGACATCACAAAGAATTGTATCATGTTTTTGAGATTGCTTGGGCAATTTTGTCAACAACCATTTCATAATGCGAAAAATATAAGTCCACATAGTCTCCTCTTGTCCAAGTATATCCATCCAGTAGATTAGGATCGCTACGAATAATATCAGCTATATGGGGAAGTTCAAGGCACAGTTGATCCCTAAAGGCCAATAAATTTCTGTAATATTTTAGATCGAAAACAATATCGCTGCCCACTATTCTTTTGATACGACCACTTTTACCATCTGGCATTTTGTTAATTTTTTCAATGGCTTCTTTTTTGCCCAGAATAATAGCTTGCTTCCAGTTTTCTAAAATTATTTTTATTTTAGTTGAATTTACCATTGGATACTTTGTCCGTAATTTTGTTGAATCATAATTTAAGCCATTACAAATATCACATCGAAAATTTTTCGTAACTTACATTCAAATATTCTGCTGTCACACCTATGATTGGTTCGCTTATTTCGATGCCCACACAGTCTAGGCCAAGTCGTTGACACACTATTGCGGTAGTACCACTTCCCAAGAATGGATCAAGAACACAACCATCCGGACAACAGTGTCCCTTTATTATTCGTTCCACCAGGGCTTCTGGAAGTTGTGTTGGACAGTGGTTCCTTCGTTCCTTAAAAGTCCCACAAATACGAGAGAACTCCCATACGTTAGGCGGCATTTTCCCGTCTTGGGAGGCTCGTTTGTCTTTATACTTTGTTTGTCGAGCACTGGGAACTTTGATTTGTTCTGGTCGCACATAGTCAGAATTAAGCCAGTAGATGGGACGATAGCATAAGGCGTATTTGCCTTTGCTTGTCTGATCTTGTCCGAAGGTATAATACCATTGCAATCTTTGAATCAATGAAATTTTTAGAGTATTTATAGTATTTTCTACTTCTCTGGTCCATTTTTCATTGAAAGTAAAAAAGATAGGCCCTTCAGTTAGGTTGGCCATTGTTTTGAGCCAAAGTTCAAGATTAGTTCTATATTCCTGTGTCGTTTGATTGTCTTTGAAGCCATTGTATTTAAGACCAATATTATCTGGTGGGTCTGCAACAATTAAGTCGATTTTATCGATTATCGGGGTTTTTTCAAATTTTCCATGAATTAATTTAATCATATTTTGTTTTCAATTCTATTCGTCTATGAATTGGTTTGCATTTTTGTTGTGGTTGAATGGGTTTGTCTCCGTCAGGACGCAGCATGCGTTTTCTCATGGTTTCCAAGGCATTTTCAGGTTTTGAAGGTGTTTCACTATCGATCCCATTAATCCCCTGTTTTTTGAAGACCGCGATAGCTTCTTGAGCTTTTTCATTGTTTTTATATTGACCAAGAACATTGCCTGTTGGGATATGGATAACAGAATATGGTTGGATATATGGCAGGGTATTTTTACGAATAGCAAAATCAGACATAACATCATGTTATACGTTTAAAATCACTATTTGTTTAGAAAAAAAAGAAAAATGGAACATTTTGTACGAAAAAGCACTGTATAATACTATGGAGAGATGTTATCGGACTGTGTATAATTAAAAGAGGTGATAAAATGAGTAAATATGAAGTTACGCAAGTGGATGTAGATTTAATAGCGAAGGGTAGCGAAGAGGTGGAAGTTCAGGTGAGCGAAGACCTTGTTCAGGATGATCCTGATCCTAAAGTTGGTAAAGATATTGTTGAGCAAGCTTTGAAAAATTGCGAAGGAGATAATAATGGTATCGCAGGCTCTGTTGGATGAAGCATATCCGATCATTGCGCGGATAGCCGGTATTCGTAGTAAGAATGGAGCTTTTGCGTATTATACGAACGAGGACATTTCACAAGAAGTTTGGTCTATGTGTCTTGACGCTTTGGATAGATATGATAGGTCTGTAGGTCCGCTGGAGAACTACTTAGTGAAGCACGTGTCTAATCGTCTCAAGAATTTGAAACGAGATAAATATTTTCGTCCAGGATCGGATTTGGCCACATCTGGTCATGCACATGTTCGCATTAGTCTTGTCAACGCATTGCCTTTGGATGCTGAGAATGCCGATTCTGGATGTGTTATTCTTGGGTGTAGCTCTGCTCCTGTTAATCCGTTAGAACGTGTTATTTGTAATGAATCGATGGAGTATCTGAGAAAAAATCTTCCTAGTGGACTTGCAGATTATTTTGATGATATTATAAATGGTAATAAAATTAGCAAAATTTTGATGGATGAAATTCAATGCAAGGTCGTTAAGCTTTTAGAAGAAAGGGGCGACGATGGCTAAATTTCGTCGTTTGGCGAACGATCCTCAAGCAATCAAGGTATTCGAAGATGGTTTGCGACAAGGATTGACCGACAAACAAATACAAAATGCTTTATTGGATGCGTGCCATTATCGTTGGAATATAGATACTATCGCTAAAAGGCGAAGAGGTTTGGGAATAATCAAAAAGACTGGGGAGCCAGCTAATATAGAATTGTCTGATGCCCCCATGCTGGGCAGTCCACGGCCAGGTATGGATGAGTTTGAAAAGGCCCAATGGTTTAGAGCCCAGTTTAAAAAAACACATCTTTATCAAACAATTCGTCAACAATTTGAATCCCATGAAGTTGATGTGTACATAGAAGATTATGGCAATTTATGCTGTCAGTTCGAAGATATCGTACTGAGTGAATTTTTCCAAATTGACGATTTTTTGAAGCATCGTATTTTGGTAGATAGACAACTTATATTGGTCAAATCATTGCAACAGCAAATAGCTGATTCACAAGAATGGTTTAGACAAAATCCTAAAAAAGAGGATGAAGATAAGGATTTTATCAAATATCGTATAATGCAACAGAGACAATTAGAAGACAGGTATAGATATCTTAAGAGCGCCAATGATCGATATGATGCTTTGGTTAAAGAGCGACAGAAAACTTATAGTAGCTTGGCCGCTACTCGTAAGGACCGTTTAGACGAACTTAGAGGTGGAAAAGAAACCTTTTTTGCTCTTGTGTCATCTTTACAGCACTCTCAAGATGAGAGAAATCGTCAGGGAAGGTATGCGCAACTTACGAAACTTGCTGCTAATGATGTTAGAAATATTTTTCGTACACCACAGGAGTTTCCTGATGGTACTGTGGCTCCTATTATTATGGACGAAAAAACTAATTTTGGAGAAGAAAATTAATGAATATGGTGGCACTGTATATTTCTAGGCCAGGAATGGCTTATAGTGTATTACAAAGAGGATATGTAGATAGTCTTCGTGCGGCAGGTTGGAAAGTTTTGATTACTGATCTTCAGACTAAGTTAGGTTGTCGCCAATTGATTGAGTCACATAATATTAATCTAATTTTTACCCATTCTAGGTATGGTATCCGCCAGTTGCCAATAGATACAATTAATAATCGCAATATTTCTGTAGTTGTTAATATTTTGCCATTTAATGGAAGGGACGGTGCTCACACAGACGAAGCGGCAATTCTCAGTAAGATAAAATTCGTAGTAGCACATACACAGTTAGAAACGGATGTATGGTCCGATCATCTAAAAGGTTGGTTCAACACATCTTTCCCACTGATTCACTCACCTTTGGCCGGTAATATAATTACAGCCTTACCCACTGATTGTAGTTCATTAACCGATGTGGTGTTGGTGGCGAATTTGCGACATCGTCTTGTAGTAATGAAAAAACTAATCATTCCTCTGTTCAAGCAACTAGATATATTAGATTATTCATATCAAATTTTTGGAGATGAGTTATGGACAGAGACGGGATTAAATTATAATGGTCCACTTTCAACTGATAAATTGGCTCAAGTTTATGCTACTGCAAAGGTGTGCCCTAATATTCATACACAACAACAGGTAGAGGAAAAAACATCTATTAATGAACGGCTTTTTACAATACCTCTCTGTGGGGGATATCAAATTGTTAACAGCCCGTTAGCAACTACATATTTGGGAAAACATATCACAGTTGCATCTCGAACTAGTGATTTTATTGTTCACACCATTAATGCTATCGAAAATGCTGACCATAGACGTGAACAGATTCGTGGTGCAATGGAACACATTGCGCACAATCACACTTATTTTAATCGTTTATTCAGTATTTTTTGTTCGTTGGGAAAATCTGATTGGGCCGATAGCATAAAAAAAACTGGATACGATTTAGCTATTAAACATTGCTGGGAAATGCGGGCGAGATTAAGTGCTGAAGAGAGAGGTGTGCCATGGGCAAAATCTTCTGTCTAGCAAAACAAAGGAGAACATGAATGGGGAAAAATTCAAAACAACGTAGTTTTCATAAAAGAGTTGATGGGGTTACCATGCCTATTCGACGCAAAAGATCAAGATGGGGAAGGAACTGGCCGTGTTTATGTGGAAGTAATAAAAAGTACAAGCACTGTTGTATGGATCATATCCAAGCCTTGGATAGTGGTGATCAAAATGCTATCGTAACACCTATCCCGGAAGAGATGATCGTCGATATAGAGAAACTTAAGTTAAAAAGAGAGGAAAATAATGATTAAATCTGCTTTGATCACAGGAGTTGTTGGTCAAGATGGTTCATATTTGGCCGAATTATTGTTAGACAAGGGGTATAAAGTTTACGGTCTAATTCGTCGTTCATCTGTTAATACCAAAGAACGAATAGTCCATTTGCTTGATAATTCATCATTTGAACTTATTGAGGGAGACGTAACAGATGCGACCTGTATACATCGACTGGTTTCTGGAATTATGCCAGATGAGATTTATAATTTAGCAGCGATGAGCCATGTGGGTACTTCTTTTGACCAACCAGTAACTACTTGTCAAATTAATGCATTGGGGCCGCTATATATCTTAGAAGTTATTCGTCAAACTTCTCCAAAAACACGATTTTATCAAGCTTCTACCAGTGAGTTAATGGGAGATACCAAAGTCGCATTCCAAAACGAAAAGACCCCATTTAATCCCAACTCGCCCTATGCCGTTGCTAAATTAGCTGCTCATAATTATACTGCCCTTTATCGTCGTGCTTATAATATTTATGCGTGTGGGGGGATATTATTTAATCATGAGAGTCCACGTCGTGGGGAAACTTTTGTAACTCGCAAGATTACTCGATATGTCGCTTCATTGTGGAATTGGATAAATATTAACGGTTGTATCCCTCAAAGTGGTATCGATGTACCACCTTTGGTTCTCGGAAATATAGAGGCCAAAAGGGATTGGTCACATGCGAAAGATATGGTTTTTGGTATGTGGTTAATGTTACAACAAGACATACCAGAAGATTATGTTCTTGGTTCAGGAGAAACCCATGCTGTTAAAGATTTTTTGAAGATTGCATTCAGCATTATTGATTTAGATTATAGCGAATATGTAGTTATTGATCCTAAATATTATAGGCCAGTTGATGTAAATTTATTATGTGCCGATGCATCGAAAGCACGAAAACAATTGGGTTGGAAACCCAAGATTAATTTTGAACAACTAATTGATTGTATGGTTCGGAGCGATTACAAAAAAATATCTGGAAAGGAGATGTAATGTCGAAACTTGTTCTGCCGACCTATACGGTCGTACGCGATACTCGGGAACAACTTGGACATGGCTGGACTTTCGATGCTCATCTTCCTGAACGCCGCGCTCCGAGATGTGCGGGGACGGTTGTTGATACTTTAGAAACTGGTGATTATAGTCTAGTTGGTTACACAGACATATTGGCTATAGAACGAAAATGTGGTTTCGCTGAACTTTGGGTAAATTATAGCAGTAAGAGACGAATAGCATTCGAAAATGAAATGGGGCGAATGTCTCAGCTTAAATACGCCTATATTATTGTTGAATCTTCTATTACTCCAGATACATTAGATTTGTCACCTCCACAGTTCACTAAGGGTGTACCAGGAACATCTCTGGTTCGTTGGTTAATGTCTCTTACTATTAAATATGGGGTGCAGTTTATTCCTGCGGGACAATGTGGTAGAAAAATTGCTCAACTAATCTTTGAAGAAGTCGTGCGAGTGGAAAGAGATCGTTGGGTTTCGAAAGGGGATTATTTTGGCCGCTAATACGGCAGAATTACAAGATTTGTTGTACGGAGAGCAAGGCCGCTATGGTTATCTCTTTCCTTATAGAAATCGTGTTCCAACAATTAAACATCATATTTTTACAGATTTAAAGAAATCACGACGAACACTCGATCAAGAAGTGGTAGAAAGAATGCTTGATCTAAATAACATTGGCTGGACCGCCAAGGTTGTTCTGAATCTTGATCTTTTTCCGCTTCAGATAGCTATATTACAAATGTTGTGGAATACTCCATTTCCAATGTTGGTGGCTGCGCGTGGAGGAGCTAAATCTTTTTCTTTAGCTGTATATGCAATTTTGCGAGCTTTATTGGACCCAGGATCAAAAGTTGTAATTATTGGTGCAGGTTTAAGACAGGCTCGTCTAGTTTTTAGTTACATAGAAACCATATGGAACAATGCCCCCGTTTTAAGAGACATTGTTGGCAGTAAGAAAAACGCTGGTCCTCGGCAAAATGTGGACCTTTGTTACTTTAGAATCGGTGACAGTATAATTACGGCTCTGCCTCTCGGCGATGGCTGCGTATCCAAACATTCGTTGCTTACTTACGACGATGGTTTTGACATTATATCGAGAGATTATCTCAATAATCAACATGATAAAAGCATTATATACAAACACCGGCAAATATGGGGGAATAAATCATTTCGACAAACGGACGAATCATATTGCAATGGCAAATCGCAAACAAAAAAAATTAGAACACATCATGGATTTGAAATTGAGGGAACACATAACCATAAATTGAAAATTGTTCGAGATAAACAAGTTCAATGGATTCGAATGGATGAAATGCAAATTGGCGACAGAATTCTTTTAGATCGCTCCGTTCGATGGCATCGTGGACAAACAGATATCACAGAAAAAGAGGCTTACGCTATTGGTCTTTTGATAGGAGTTAGAACAAAAGATAAACAATTTCCCGCCGCCATTCTTAAGTCATCTCGTAAAGTAACATCGGCATTTATTTCTGGACTTTTCGATAGTGACGGCAATATTCAAGTGCAAACCAGCAAGGGCGGCACCAGCATAGCCATTGGCTTTACGAATACCAGCAAGGAATTAGTCATACAACTTCAATATATTCTTCTTCATTATGGGATAGTTGCCCATGTTTGTTCCAGGAAGAGAGATGAGAAATGGGAAAGATGTTATGAATTATTGATAACAGGCGAAGATGTGCTCATTTTTGCTAACAAAATAGGGTTTAGATTGAAGCGGAAACAAAATGAGCTATTCGCAGGGATTGCCAAGAAAAAACGCTGGATGGATCAAAAAGATGATATTCCAAATATCTTAGAGACCATGATAGATATAGCAAAAAACAATATGATCCCGTGGATAAGTAAAGATAATCAACAAGTGTGTGCGGGACATCTCAAAGACAAGAAGACCGCCAGTCGTCCATTGGTAGAAAAATTTATAAGAGTGTATGGCCACATAGACGATCCTCGTATTGCCCACATTCGTTGTCTTGCTGATCCCGACATTTATTATGATGAAATAATATCTATAGAAGATTCGGAATGTGTCACTTTTGATGTTCATGTGCCAGATGGACACGAATATTGTGCCGGAGGATTCTATAGTCACAATACTAAAATTCGTGGATTTCGTGCCACTTCCATTTTATGTGATGAATTCGCGTGTTTGATTGGTCAAACTCCATTGACTTACGCCGACAAATTTGGGTGCATTTCGGATGGTCATGATTTATCGAATGTTAAGAAACAAACATTTAACAGAGAAACACAGATTTGGGGCAATGGTCTATTTAGAAAATCTACACAAACATATTGTAACGGTATACATGACACTAAAAAAATATTGACAGGTAGAGGTAGAGTTATAGAAGGAACCCATAATCATATGATTCGTGTATTGAGAAATTATTCCTTAGAGTGGACAAGATTGGATGCAATAGAAATTGGCGATTATGTACCTGTTGATCGTTCGTGGAGGTGGCATAGTGGACAAACAGACGTAACAAAGAATGAGGCTTACGCTATCGGCCTATTAGTAGGGGATGGCAATTATACAAGAAGGGGGCTCACTGGTTATTGCAGTTATGATCAACAGCTACTTGATGCTATGACGGCATTTGGCAACTTTACTGTTCGCCGCACTAAGCCTTATGAAATGATTATGCATGGTGTTCAAAAACAACAACAGTTATTCGATAGATATGGATTTAAGTTTGCATATGCTCACGAAAAAATGTGGCCAACAGCAATCCTTGGTTCGTCTAGGGACATAGTTACCGCCTTTATTCAGGGGCTTATGGACACCGATGGTCACGTGCAACGGATTAAACTTTATAATGATTCATATGGATGTATGGTTAGATTCGCAAGTACGAGTAAGTCCTTAGTAGATAACTTACAATATATTTTATTGCATTATGGAATCATTTCTCATGTTTATCATACTACTGGTTTTAGAAAAAGGCCGTTATACGTGTTAACCATTAGTGGGACCAACGTTAAACTGTTTTATGAGTACATTGGTTTTAGATTAGTAAGAAAACAAAAAATCTTACAAAATGTAATAGATCATAAGAGATTGTGGAAAGACAATGTTGATTATATTCCCGATATTAAAAATATGATTTTATCTATTATTTCTGATTATGGACCATTAAAAGGTTGCCATAAATCTAAGCGGTGGGATTTCGCAACGCTGAGCAGGGTTAAGCACATTTCAAGAGAGAGGGCTACACAGTTTTTAGACTATTATGGACATCTTGATGACAAAAGAATATCTACAATCCGTTCTTTAGCAAATGGTGATTATTATTACGATCGTGTTACCTCTATTTCTAACGGTAGATGTGTAACGTATGATACATATGTACCAGATGGTAATGAATATTGTGCGAATGGATTTTACAGTCACAATAGCATTCCGTCGGATATATTTGATATAGTGGTTCGAGGTTTTGCTGCAACAACTAAAACCCCCATAGACGAAGCGAGACGCCTTGCTTTTGAAAGAGACCTCGATAAACTCAATTTTCCCTCCGATATTAAACACACTCTTGTGAAAAATGGTGGTAAAATGCGGGGTAATCAAATTGTTTATTCTGGTACGGCTTATTATGCTTTTAATCATTTTGCCAAGCGATATGAGATGTGGCAAGATATTATTAAAAGCAAAGGCGATCCAGAAAAGATATCACAAATTTTTGGTGGTGATAATTTGATTCCAGAAGGCTTTGATTACCGCGATTATGCTGTTATACGAATTCCATATAATCATTTACCAGATGGTCTTCTCGACCAAAGACAATTAGCACATGCAAAAGCTATTCTTCCGCGTAATATTTTTCTTATGGAGCACGGTGCGATTTTTGTTAAAGATTCGGATGGTTTTTTCCCCCGTAGTTTAATCGAAGGATGTACCGTTGGACCGAATAAGCCTATTGAAACTCCTGATGGTGCGATTACTTTTACGCCTTTAATGAGGGGGCAGAAAAATTGTAAATATGTTGCAGGAATCGATCCTGCTGCCGAAAGAGATAATCTAGCTATTGTTGTGGAAGAGGTTTGGGCGAATCATTCTCGGGTGGTCTATTGTTGGGCTGTAAATAAAAAAGAATTTATTAATCGTAAGAAAAAAGGGTTAATCACGGAAGACGATTATTACGCTTATTGTTGTGCTCGGATTCGTGAGATTACTCAATTGTTCAACTTAATTCGAATTGAAATGGATAGTCAAGGTGGTGGTTATGCCATAGCAGAAATGCTTCGTAGCAAAAAACTGCTAGACAAAGAAAAGGGGGATTTTCCGATTTATGAGGTTATTGATTTTAACGATCCTAAGTCTACCGACGGAGAGATCGATGGACGACATATTTTACATCTTGTGAAACCAAGTTCGGAATTTAATCAAGAAGCTAACATAGCTCTTCATAAAGGCCTAGAAACTCGTTCTTTATTGTTTCCAGCTTTTGATAGCGTCAAAATGTATGCTGCGATCGAGGCAGAAAAAGCTGCTGGTATTCTTTTTGACACTTTTGAAGAAAATGTGTTTAATTTAGAAGAACTTAAAAATGAGCTTTGTACTATTCAGATGAGTGAGACGGCGACAGGTAAAGAAAAGTTCGATACTCCACAAGTGGTTCAGCCCGGTGCTATTGAGGGTCGCAGTCGTAAGGGGAGACTTCGTAAAGATCGTTATACAGCATTATTGTTGTCATATAAATATATTTACGATACAGACATAGCTCCAGATAATGCCATTGATTATGAAAATGTGGTTGGTAATTTTGAGAAGCGGACCAAAGTTCCTAAAGATGAACCGCTTTATAGGGGGCCGGGAGTCGGTAGGATGCGAAATAGTGAATATACTCGTGGTGGCGGTTCTTTTGGGGCGGTAAAACGAAGCAAGAAAATTTTGTAGTGGTGTATAATCACATTGCAATTGAATTGTAATGTCATCAATTATATAAGGAATAAAAATGGATAAAGAAACACAGGCGATAGAGCAATTGTATACCAGAGGAGAAGAGAATTTTGCCAATTATGCCTTGGCCAAAATCTGTCATGCAAATCAAGGCATGCCCCACAGAACAATTGCATCTGATGTCAATCTTAGGTCGGGACATAATCGCTACGATTATGATTCCCATAGACCGAGCGATAAAATTCCCACTGAACATGCTAAAATTTTAAGTGCATGCCAAGCTGTTTATCGCAAAGTGGGTATGGTTCGCAACGTTATCGATATGATGACCGATTTTGCTTCAGAAGGATTGGAATTACAACACCCTATTAAGTCACAAGAAAAATTTTATCGTGAATGGGCCAAAAGAGTTAATTTATCTGGTCGGGCACATGATTTTATGAAATTACTTATGCGAGACGCCAACGTGATTGTTCGTCGAAAAAATGCACTTATTACCAAATCGGCGACAAAAGAAATGTCGAAAAGTATTGTCTCGACTTTGATCGATGAAACCAAGGTTTTTGATTCTCCCGAAAAAATCAAAACTCTTAAAGAAAAGGTTAGGAAAAATGAGATTCCTTGGAAATACACATTTCTTTCGCCAGTTATAATTGAAAAGATCGGTGGGGAAATAGGTAAATTTTTTGGTTCCGATGCTTTGGGGATGCGTATTCCAGCGCACTTGTCCAACGCCATTAAAAGGCCCAAAACTACTGTTGAGAAGGAATTTGTAAAAAAATTACCTCCAGAGATTGTTTTAGCTGCTCGCAAAAATGGGGTTTTAGTCAAGCTAGATATGGACAAAATATATGTCGATTACTATAAAAAAGACGATTGGGAGGATTGGGGAACGCCGTTTTTGTATGGTGTGCTCGAAGATATTATGTTCAAGGAAAAAATGAGATTGGCCGATATGGCAGCACTCGATGGTGTTATTAACGTGGTGCGATTATGGAAACTGGGTAAATCAGACAAGGAAATTTTACCGACTTCTGCTTGTGTAGATAAATTAATCGGAATTCTTCAGCACAATGTTGGTGGTGGAGTAATGGACCTTGTATGGGATGACATGATTGATCTCCAGGTTGAATATCCACCGACAGATAAAATTCTTGGAATAGAGAAATACAAAGGTGTTAACGCCGATATTGTTCGTGGATTAGGAATTCCCGATTCATTGGTCGGTGGCGCAGATTTGGGTACACGAAATGCTCAATCTGCTTTTGTACAATTGAAAACATTGGTTGAGCGCCTAGAATATGTGAGAAGTCGCGCTATTCGTTGGATGGAGAATGAATTACGACTGGTTGCCAATGCTATGGGATTTAAAAATATTCCTGCGATTAATTTTGGTAATATGTCTTTGAGAGACGAGGCCGCAGAAAAACAATTAATAATTCAATTGTTAGATCGTGGCATTATATCATCTGAGAAAACTACTGAAGTTTTTGGCGTTAATTATATGATTGAGCTTGAAAGAATGAAATCCGAACAAGATATTAGAACAAATAATCCGGGTGTGTTGGAAAAATCCAATCCCTATAATAGGCCATTTTCTCTTCTGGATAAACAGAACGATCTTGCGATTAAATTAGAAAAGGTTAAACGGGGTCGTGACAGTGATGGTAATGGCGATAGTGGCGGCGATAATCCGAATGGGGATCAACCCAAGGATGATGGGGATAATTCTTCGGGAAGACCACCATCAACCAAAGATACTGGACCAAGAGACGTAAGAACTCCTAAGTCCTTTTCTGTATTACAAGTCGTTGCAAATGATTTTTTAGAACAGATCGATCTTTTGGTGGATGATTCATATTTGAAAAAGAACAATGTTAAAAATATGCGATCTCTCACTAAGGCTCAGCGAATTGAATTAGAAGGAGTCAAACGCAGTATCTTGTCTGTCTTGCGATTCGGCGATAAGATAACAAAAAAACTTGTGTATGAAAAGTTGAATACGAAAGGGAATGTGATTCATCGTATGGAGGTTTGTTTTGGTAATTTTGTGTCTGAGTTCGTTGCAACAACTCAGAAGGAACCCACTATTAAAGAACGTAGGCTTTTGACCGCTATGGCGTGGGCCACTATTTTATCGGAAAGAGGTTAATTTTATGGATTTTGATCAAATGTTTAATTTGTTGGCGACATATGGAGACAGAAGTTTTCCAGATGCTGCTTTTATTATAGAAAAGGGTGCTGAAAAAGATAAAAATGGTAAGACTTTACAAAAATTCAGACATCTTCCTCATCATAATAAAAGTGTTACTTCTGCTACGGATAATGGGAGCGTAGATGTCCCTCATTTGAGAAATGCTTTGGCTCGCGTTAATCAAACGAAGCCGATTAAGGAAAGTGCCGCTAATTTTAGAAAACGGGCTAAGTCGCACTTACAATCGCATGCCCGTGCGGTACTTAAAAGTTATAAAGCTAAAGGATCGGTAACTTTTGAGCAACAGGAATTTGTGGAATTTTGTGTTTCGATAGGTATAATTGAAAAGGGAGAATAGTTATGGCGATAGTTAATGTTTCGTTGGATACGCAAACTCGACAGGTTGTTCTTACTGTTAATGGCGTATTGGTTCCTGCGCACGAATGTTCAATTACAAAATATGTGTATGATGGTGATGGAGAAGAGGTGGCGTTTTCTTATACGCTTGAAAATGTTGATGGAAATGGAATGAAAGAAAGACGGCAATACTATCTTCCTTCTCCAGAAGAATTGGCTACCAAAGCTCACGATGGATTAGATGATAAAGGAATCGCGTCTAGGATTCTTCATAATGATGATCGGGCTAAAGCTGATGTAATTAATTTTTTGAATCAACGACGGCTATGAAAGATCATTTTATGAGTTTATTTTTGTATAATTTTTGTTAATAATTGTGTATAATTTAAATGATGGAGGATTTTGAATGCGCATATATAAAACAGAACAAAATGATGGTATTAATTTGACCAACAACGCTTCTGTTGTATGTCAAGTTCAACTTGGAGAAAAGGCTAATATTTTTGACGATACTTCCATTGCAGACCTTATGTCGCAATTCGATCAAGTTCAAACGGTTGAACAATTGCTTGGTCAAGACCAGCCAGATTTATCATTGATTGTAGCAATTATGGTTAGTACTGGTTGGAATAAGAACGACGACATTTTTCTTCCCGAAGAAGTTTGGAAGGCTCGTAATTCACCGCTGCATAAGCCTTTAAATGATAATCATGATGCAAGACGGATTCTTGGGCATATTGTTAAGAGTCGTGCAATTGATAAATTTGGAAATGAAGTTGAACTCGGTGAAGGGGAAGCTCCGCCAGCAGAGTTTGATATCGAAGTTGCGGGTGTTCTTTATAAAGCATTTCCAGAATTATCCGGAAGAATTGAGGAAATTATTGCTAAAGCCAAGATAGGTGAAATGTTTGTTTCTGTAGAGGCATGGTTTACTGATTTTAATTACGGTATTGTTGATTCGGCTACCGGATCAACTAAAATAATTGAAAGGACTGAAAAAACTGCCTTTTTGACTAAATATTTACGAGCTTATAGCGGTATTGGTGAATATCGGGGATATCGAATTGGTCGTGTGCTTAAAAATATTTTATTTGGGGCGCAGGGTTTTGTAGAGAAACCGGCGAATCCAGAATCAGTAATCAAAGTAGCGGCTAACCAGATGGTCGCTTCTAATGTTTTCGAGGATATTAAGTTGAGTGAAATACCGGAAGGAGGTGTAGAGAGTATGGAAAAAGAACTCAAAGAACTTCAGGAAAAACTTGATCAGGCAGAAGCAAGCTTGAAAAGTAAGGAAGCAGAACTTGTTGATGTTCGTACTACTCTTGCTGAGTTGCAGGAGAAAAATTTGGAAACACAAGTAGAGGAATTGACAACTAAGATAGCAGAGGCTTCAAATAGAGTAGAAGTTGTTGAAGGTGATAAGGAAAAGCTTCAGAAGGCATTTGACGAAGCTACTGCTCGTGCAGAGAAAGTTGAAATGGAACTTACTGAAATTCGTAAAAACGAAGCGGCTCGTAATCGTTTAACAAAATTATCGGAAGTTAAAACGATTGTAGACGAAGATGCTACATTAGCAGAGCTTCGTGAAATGACTGACGAGACGTTTGCTACAGTTTTGAAGTATGCTGGAGAAATTAAAGTAGAGAAATCGGATAACAAGGATGATACTACGGGGAAAGATGTAATACACGCAGAAATAGTTCTGGACAACGTGGAGCCAGAAAATAGTGCTGATTTTATTGCATCTGATGATGTGGAACAATCAGAAGTGGAACAATGGCTAGCAACGGCACAGGCGCTCTGTGGTCGAAGCGAAGAGGAGAAAGATTAAGGGGGTGAGCACAAATGGCTTTAAAACCAGATCGTGAGTACAATGAGGTCACTGATATTACTAATTTTTGGAGTACTGGGCAGACGACAGCGGAAAAGGGCGGCGTTGCTTCGCAATCCGGTTCCAGCACCGGTGTTGGACTGGATGATTCAGGTATTACCGTTGCATATCTTGTTGATCCATCGGGTGCCATCGCGAAGGGTGTTCTATTGCAGACCGTAAATCCGGCAATGAGCACAACTCGTGATTTTATCAACTATGAAAATGGTGAAATTCGCGCGGGTACAAAGTGTACTCTTGTGAAAAAGGGGTTTGTGGTTACTGATATGATTACCGGTACTGCGCCAACTGCTGGTGCAGCGGCATATCTAGCTGCAAGCGGGTTGATTAGTGCCACTCAAGCGACAAGTGCGCCGCAGGTGGGTAGGTTTGAAACTGCGCAAGATGCTAATGGGTTTGCACGAGTTTCGATTGATATTACTTAAGGAGGTGAAGAAACAATGAAACGTAGTAAAGTTGTAAAACCAACCGCCGAACAAGTAGAATTGTTACGTCGGACAGGCTCTCCCAATAAATCCGAAGCCATGGAGGCGATGCACGCTTTAGCTCAGGCACTACAGGTACCGCTGCGTTCAGCACTACTTGATGGCGACATCTTGGGTGGGATTTTCGCTTCTGAAATTCTCGATCCAGGTGCAACTGCTGAGTATCCGCTGGATTTCTATCAGACTGGGCAAGAAAATGACTATGTTGCATACCAGATTCCGAGCGAAGGGGCGCTACCTCAACGAACTATCTCTGGGGATGCTGTAACGATTAGTACTTATGATGTAGGTAATGCAATCGATTGGCCTCTAAAGTATTCTACTTCTGCACGATGGGATATTGTTGCTCGTGCAATGGAAGTTATGGAGGCTGGATTTGTTAAGAAAATGAACACGGACGGCTGGAGAGTTATTATTGCCGCTGGTGTCGGTCGTACTGATTACGCTGGTGGTGCGCCATTGGTGTATGATAGTGCCGCAACGGCGGGTCAATTTACGAAGCGTCTTGTGTCTTTGATGAAAACCAGCATGACTCGTCTTGCTGGTGGAAATACTGCAACACTTAAAAGAGGCCGTTTAACTGATTTGTATATTAGTCCAGAAGCTTTAGAAGACATTCGGGAATGGGATCGAGATGAAGTTGATGATTTGACTCGCAGAGAGATTTTACTTGCTGACGAAGGTGGTAGTTTGATGGCCCGTATTTATGGGGTCAATTTACATCCACTAGACGAACTTGGTGTCGGCCAAGAATTTCAGGCATATTTTGATACGTTGGGTCTTAGCGTAGGCACTAGCGACGAAGAAATTGTTGTGGGCCTTGACCTATCCCATAGAAATTCGTTCGTGATGCCTATTAAGCGTCAGTTGGCAATTTTCGAGGATGATATGTTGCACAGGCGTCAGAAAGCTGGTTTTTATGGATGGCAGGAGCACGGTTTTGCATCCCTCGACGGACGCAGGGTTTTGCTCGGATCATTCTAAACTATTGTAAACAAAGAACTTATGTTCTTTGATCAAGCACGGGAGGGAAGATGAAAATCTTCTCTCTCTTTTTTTATTTCAAAATTTTCCATAAAATCCTAAACAAACGGTTGTTTGGAACGTATAACTCTCTAAGAAGGGAGGTGTGTATGGCTCATAAAAAATTGTTTGATTTAGATAAAGCTACTTCGTTATATCAGAACGACGGGCTGTCTACATCAAAGATAGCTAAACAACTTGGAGTACATCTTCAAACAATCATTAACAGATTCAAAGAAGCTGGGATTCCTTTGAGACCGCAGGGACAAGCTCCGAATTCCATTGATCCTAAAAAAATAGGGTACGACCATAAGGTAAGGAAAATGTCAACCAAAGAAATAGCACAAAAATATTTTATATCAACGTCTCTTGTCCGGAAAAAATTGGCCGAATGTGGAATCAGAGTAAAAAAAACTGGTGGTGCATTCAAAGCAATAGGCATAGACGAAGAAGAATTAAGAAAATTATATCGTGATGAATTTATGACCATGAGAGCATGTGCTAAACATTTTGGCGTTAGTGATTCTGTTATTCGGAGTCGTCTCAAAGGGCTCAAAATAAATATTCGTTCGTGTAGTGAATCTTTGACAGACTCGTCAATAACCAATAGACAGATTGTCGATCTATATTGGGGGCAAAATTTGAGCATAGCGGAGACCGCCAAACAATTAGATAAAAGTGAAAGTTTCGTTAAGTTAAGACTGCAAAAATCAGGGGAGGGAACACGTTCTGTTTCGGCGGGCGCTAGGCTATGGAGGAAAAGCGATGACATTTCCGATGATCAATTGATTTATTTATACGATGTATGCGGCTGGTCGTGTGAAAAAATTTCTGCTTATTTTCATAAAAGCGCTCCATTTACAAGGCATAGATTTATGGCTATCGGCAAAGCTCGACGACAAAGTGTTGGGAAATACAATGGTTCGTGGAAGGGCGGCGTAACTGACATCCGTAATGCCGTTCGTGGTTGTGCTGCTTCTCTCAAGTGGAGAAACGACGCTTTCGCGAAACAACAATACAAAAGTGAGATTTCCAATAGAAAGATCAGGGAATTGAACTGCCATCATATTTACCCATTCCATATAATTCTACGATCCTCGTTAACAAAGCACACACCTTTACCAGATGAATATCGTAGCTTGGCTGTTATTGGTGATCCCAGATTTTATGATGATAATAATAGTTTGGTTGTTTCGAAAGAAGAACACGATAAAATTGAAGAAGGAAAATTAGAGCAATCGCATCCTTGGTGGAAAATTTGGCGAGCATACCCAGACTTCGCTATCAGTCATAGCGATTTAACGGTAAATTATTTTAGGCTATTCAACGATAGCGGCCAAATACAACCAATAGAATATGCTTTACAGACTTCGACGCCCAAAGAAATACGTAGTTTAATTAGATACGAGCATTACTTAGGGACGCTTGTTGGATCAAAACTTATCCTTGTTGCGAAGAGGGGCAATATAATTATTGGCATTGCCACGTTTGGCACGGGAACCAACCGATATATTAAAGATGATACATGGGAGTTGACTCGTTTATGCATTCCCTTCTATGTCGTGCGACCGTTTGCTTGTGAGTTTCTTAACGAATGTTGTACATATATTAAAAATCATTGTTCGCAAATCAAAAGATTGATAGCATTTGCTGATTCTTCTGTCGGGCATAATGGCGGTGTTTATAGGATGGCTGGATGGGAAAAGGGCGGAAGAACTCAACCCAGTTATGCCTACTTCGATCCTACGATATTCAGTCTAAAACACAAGGCGTCTTGCCGAAGAATAAAGGGAATAGATAAAACAGAAAAGGAACTGGCTCAAGAGAGAGGATGGATTCGTATTCCATTGAGTCATAAATACAGATACACTTTAACTTTGTAATGTAAATTTTCGTCATTTCATTTTAGCAATTCTCTAGGGACTGAACCAAATCTATGGTTTTCAGTCCTTTTCTTTTTGGTGTATAATTCTGGTGAAAAGTCTTTTTTGTGGGGGCGATATGTCTTTATCTGATACAAAGGTGAGAGAACTATATGAGCGTGATCGGTTCTGTTGTGCCGATATTGCTCATTTTGATGGTTGCAGTGAAACAAAAATGTACCATAGATTAAAGGCTTTGGGCGTTAAAATCCGGGGAAGATCAGAAGCAAATCAGATTTTTCCCGACCATCTTTTTATAGCACTTTATAATCTGGGACTATCTGCTTCTCAGATCGCTAGGTTATTGGGAGTTCATCCTTCAACTGTAATTAAGAGATTCGGGTCACTCAACTTCCCTTTGCGGTCTCGCAATGTGGCTTCGGCAATCAGATACAATGAAGAAGAATTTCAACGATATTTTATGGTACCAAAAGTTTTAGATGAGTTGAAAAATTATTTGTTGGTGATTTCATGAATGCTATTGCGTCTGGCAATTTGTATATATATAATTGTGTGTCTATAAACACAGTCGATACACCGTCCAATCTCTATGCATGGGGGGACAACACTTATGGTAAATGTGATATCCCATTGCCGAATGGAAGTTATACTGTAGGCACCGGTGGAGATGAACACAGTCTTGGGCTAAAATTAGACGGATCAATCGCAGCATGGGGGAACAACACTCATGGTCAGTGCAATGTGCCTTCTCCTAATACAAATTTTGAGGCGATTTCTGCTGGGTGGATTCACAGTTTAGGTCTTAAGTCTGATACGTCGATAATAGCATGGGGAAACAACTCTCAGGGACAAAGAAATGTTCCTGCACCAAATACGGATTTTATAGCACTTAGTGCTGGTTATTATCATAGTTTGGGAGTTAAATCTGATGGTTCTATTATAACTTGGGGATATAACAACGAAGGTCAATGTGATGTTCCTTCGCCGAATACCGATTTTATAGATGTTGCCGGAGGTTATCTTCATAGTATTGGTTTGAAATCTGATGGTTCGATAGTGTCGTGGGGCTATGATTCTCATGGCCAATGTAGCGATACTCCGTCTAGTGGGGTGTTTTGTAAAGTTGTCGCTGGTCGTAGTTATAATCTCGGTTTGAAATTTGATGGTTCTATTGTGGCGTGGGGAAGTAATATTGAGGGACAATTAAATATTCCATCTCCAAATACAGATTTTGTGGATATCGCAGCGGGGGATACACACGGTTTAGGTTTAAAATCTGATGGATCAGTTGTAGCATGGGGGGATAAGACTTATGGTAAATGTGATATACCTTTGCCGAATGCTGATTTTATAACAATAGGGGCTTCCGTTTCTTGTAGTTTTGGTGTACGGAAACAAACACTAGGTAATTTATTCATCTCTGGTCCGTTACTTGCTACGGTCTCTGGGAATCTATTCGTTAACGGAATGGATAATATTGATGAGTGCAGTGATTTGTCTATCATGGGATCGGACGAAATATCCGAATCTATATCATTATCCACTTTTGCTCCACCACCAGATTTATTTAATATTCGCAATCTTTCTATTTCTGGTCCGCTACCTATTACAACTTCTTGTGATTTATTTATTTATGCTTATTCTGACGATGTTAATTTCTATAATAATCTATACATATGTGGTTGTAAAAGGTTCGGATTACCAATTAGTGGCACAGAATTTAAATATATTGAGAGATTAACTAGGACATCTGATTATCATCCTCAATTGATAGGATCATTTGATCCTGCGATGTCGGGTGTTAATATTTTTGTTTGGGACATCACCGGTGGCGAAAACATTCCAGTTGCAATCACAGACAGTAATTGTTACGCTATAGGTGATACGGGTAAATGGGGATGGTCCACCGAGCACATTCCGTTTTCGGGATATTGTGAACGTCATTATGTATGGCAAATGATGATAACATAGACGGGAGAAATTAACATGATTATCCGTGTGTGGGGAAGAAATAATTATGGACAACTAGATATGCCACCCGAGGCGTTTGGTGATGATTTTGCAGAAGTTGCGGCGGGATGGTACCATACCCTTGCGCGCAAATCAGATGGTTCTTTAATAGCATGGGGATGGAATGATTTTGGTCAAATTGACCTGCCGATACCTAATGAAAATTTTATAAAAATATCAACAGAATTTGCTCATAACGCAGCTTTAACAACTAGTGGCACTGTTGTGTGTTGGGGAAGAGACGATTATGGGCAAGTTAGCGACGCTCCGGTTGGTACCGGTTTTGTGGATGTTTCGGCCGGTAATCGTCATTGTTTAGCTCTTACATCAAGTGGTACTATCGTAGCTTGGGGAATAGACGCTTTTAATCAAGTTAGCCATACCCCAACTGGTTCAAATTTTACACAAGTATGGGCGGGCAGTTTTAGTTCCTTTGCCTTAACTTCCGAAGGATACATAGAAACATGGGGACGGGGCGATTTAAATCAACTAGAAGTGCCGTCACCCAACGAAAATTTTGTGGCAGTAAGATATTGTGCTGGTTTAAAATCTGATGGTACTGTTGTATTATGGGGACCAAAACCCGACTATCCTGGAGCTAGCGAAGATGATAAATACCCCGAAATTCCTATGGTAGTAGCTACAGCACCGAATAATTTTAGAGAAATAATGACAAGTATCTTCGGATGGAGTATAGCCTTAACGAACAATAATGTAATTGTAGTATGGGGTCGTAACGAGTATAATCAATGCGAACCTCCTGCCCCCCTTACTGGTTGGAAGTGTGTTTCGGCGGGTGTATATCACGGTGTGGGTTTAAAAGAAGTCGCGACCGAAAGTTGTTATGGCGAATTTTTCTTGCGTTGTTCTAAAATAAGGGAGAAAAGATAATGGGATTAATTGGTACATCAATAATAGAATTAGATTTTTTTCCGGATGCTCCACCAGCGATTGTGGGTGAATTAACCACTGGAGCTACTGTAAATATAGAATTGTGGCACGACGGAACAGGGGTGGTTCCGACTGCGAGTGGTTGCAACGAAATCGACGGCACTGGAAGATTTAGTTGGTCAACTGGTAATATAGAGACATTGGCAGCTAGTAGGATGCAATATCATTGGCGAATGTCTGGTGATACCGGAGATACCGATGAAGGTGATTTTGTCTTAATTGCCCATGAAAATCGAGATGGTATGATGCCATCGTTAGATGATAAAGATTCATACATCAAACTAATCTAGGGGGATTCTTATGTCCTGGAATACCGATCTAGTTTTAATGGTAAGAGTTTTAATAAGCGATATTGCCACGCCACAAACTTATGTAGATGAATACCTTCAGCGTGTATTGGTGGTAGCCGGAATTATGGTCGATGCTGAGTTCACATTTGATTATACTTATTCCTACGATATTGGTGAATTGACTATTACTCCCGATCCCGTTATTAGCAGGGACCCACTATTTATGGCGTTAATTCCATTAAAAGCTGCGTGTATTTTGACACAAGGTGAATTTAAACAAGCATTGGGCCAAGGTATTAAAGTGAAGGATGGGGATAGTGCGATTGATACTAGTGTTAGTTTTAGGGGCTATAGGGATATTTTAGAAATGGGGCCTTGCGCAGCGTATGAGAAATTAAAATGGCAATTGTTAGCAAATACTGGTGTTGGTAAAGCTGTATTAGGGCCATATCGAATACCAGATAGCAATGCATTAGACACGATTTCGTGGTATTATGATCAGTTTGTAGATAATCAAAGGAGTCGTTCTTAATGGGAGCTTCTGGAATATTAAGACCGGATGAAGTAATCTTTTATCATCCGCTGGATGATTTTACAGAATACACACAGGACCAAATCTGGAATGGTTGCGGTGAATTCGTAGGAGGAAAAATAGGTTCTGGATGCTCCCATATTGTACCAAATGTATTTACATGGAGTTTGCCCGTTGAGGTATATGATGATGTCGTATATTCGGACGGCGGGTGGGGTACTAGTGATATAATAGCTCTTGACGAAACTACGGTAGTTTGTGCGTATAAACCGTATGGAACATTTGATGTAGAAGCAAAAGTTGGGATAGTATCCGGAACAACAGTGGTATTTGGTTCAGGTTTTTTAAAAACAGGTTGTGGCGTCCAGTTTTCAATCGCTAAATTGGATGCGACAAGATTTGCGATAGCATCAAGAGATGCTTCTTTGACTTATGCTGTTGGTGTTGTTATCGGTGAAGTTTCTGGAACCAACATTACTTGGGGAACACAGGCGGTGGCTCCATTAATATCTGGGGAACAATCCGTGTATGGCAATGACATTAAAGGAGTTATTTGTCCGACACCGAGTTCTATTGTAATATCGAGAGCCGCTTATGGTCCCGTGTATTGGTCGGCTCAAGTTATTGCTGGCGAGGTTGACGGGACAGTTGTCACACTTGGATCGGGAACGATCGCAAGAGCTAAATATGGTCAGGCGTGCAGAACTTCACTTACCGCTTTTGATTCGTCAACTGTTTTACTCGGTGTTATTGATTCCTATTATTCGAATTATGATTTAGAGACATATGTGTGCACCATATCCGGGACAGATATCACTTCCTATCCAGATACAGGGCCATCATATGATGGTGGCAAGTTTCCTTCTCCACACGGACTTGTATCGCTATCTTCTACTAAGGTTGTAGCTTTTACTGGACCTATTATATACGCATCGGTTGGTATTCGTTCTGATACAGATATAGCTTGGGGTTCTCGATATTCGATTGATACGAGTCAACCCTTTCAAGAAGGATTTGGTGTTTCAAAACTTGATTCAACACATATTATAGTAAGTTATCGTCCATATTCATCGCTCCGAGTTGAAGCGAAAGTAATTACAATAAGTGGAACGAACATTACAGTTGGCGCAGCATCTATTTGTGTTGATGAACTAAGACATAGTAATCAGATCACTTCTTTGTCTTCAACTAAAGTCGCTACAATTAATATACCAATTACCCATGGTATTTGTAATACAATAATCGGAGAAATTCCTTTAAAAACTGAGATAACATCTTCGGTACCTAGTGAATATTCGTCCACAAGCGGAACTACTCGGTTTGTAGTAGCATTTTGGGCGATTAATCCCACTATAGATGGAACTATCATTGAAATTGAAAGAGGTTACGAAGTTATCCTGACATCTGGTACAGTTTCGCTAGGAGGTACGACAGCAGAGTGGGATGTTTCTTTGGGCCTAGATGACGATGATGATCATCTTATTGTACTAGATTTTGAACACCAATCCTCTACTACATGGAATCTTAGCGCGTCAATTGATGGTGCTGCTTTTACCGACTATGGTTCACAAGACGTTGGCTCGCAAATTGTAGTTACCGAAGATACAGCACCAAGATTTGCTATTTCTGGTACTTCCGAGGAAACGCAATGGATTGATGAGTTGGTAGTGTGGGCTGGTGACAAAAATACCTTCGATCAATTTACCGGTCAAGAACTAATTAATTTATATCATTTAGCAGATACATTCGGTTTATCAATGAATAATTATGCATCATTGGGACAAATCAATGTATCTGGTAGTTTATTTATAAGTG